TGTCTGCATTCCTTTCCGTATACATTGTGTATGCTTGGAACTTGAGCCATGTTAGGATTGTTATGTGTCATCCTTCCAGTAATCGCACCGTTGCTAATTACATAACCATGAACCCTACCGTCTTCTTCAACGGCATCTATCCAGGACTGTATCTGTGCAATTCGTTTCTGTAAAAGTAAATACTCAGCTATAAGATTAGCTTCGTGTATGTGTTCTATTTTTTTTAACGTGCCTTCATCTACGATAGGCTGTCCAGTAGGTGTAAACCTTTCAGGCTTCCATCCAAAATCTATTAGGTATTCTCCAATTTGTTTCCTACTACCTAAATTAAATTCTACTAATTGTTTTCTTACAAACTTATAATCTTTTGGCATGGGTACATCTGCAAACTTTTCTAATATATTATTGTACTCATGCTCAGTCAGTCCTTGCTTAGAGAGTGTTCCGTCTTTTTTTAAACGTGGTTCAACTTCTTTTACATCAACCCATTTAGGTTTAAATGTTTCGTGTACTTCGTCCTCAACCTCCTTCCGTCTTGCAACTAGCTTACTAAGTAAAGACATAGCTTGCACCATGTCAAACTTGAAGCCGTCTTTACGTTGTTGAGATATAATTTTAAAAACAGAATGCTCCAGGTTTACACATTCCTGAGAAAAACCTTTTACGTGTTGTTGTAAATGTTGATAAAGTTTTTTGTTTAACTTTACATCTAGTACACAGTAGTCCAGCATCTCTTTACTGTAGATAGTAAAGTCTTCAGGTGGTGTCCCTTTGTTCTGTCCTAACAAGAAGCCCCAGTTTTGTAGGCTGTGTCCTTTCTCTTTGTTTGGATTTATTAATCTTGATACAACAAGAGTGTCAATAATATTCTTATTATATAAATCAACACCATGTAAGTTTTTTATTACTGGTATATCAAACCCTAGTATGTTATGTCCTATTAGAGTGTCAGCTTTCTCCAGGTATTTGATGCCGTCTTGTATTTGGTCAGGGTCAAATGTTTTGACATTACCTTCTTCATCTATTGTTACAATACACCATATCTTAGTCGCTTTTAAATCATCAGTCTCTATGTCGAAGACTAATTTCATAAGAGCAACTCCTGCTCATCTGGTTCAAGTTCTGATAAATCTTGTTCTGCTAATCTACCTGTCTCAATATCATATATTAGATTTGTAGCTAGTCCTACATCTCCTGTATATCTTGACTTAAGTATTCTAAGCTTTGTTGTCCTGGACACTAACTCGTCATCACTTTGTTGGTTTCTTTCTAAAGCAATAACACAATCAGATAACTGAGCAATACTATTAGAACCTCTCAAGTGAGATAAAGAAACTTCTATACCGTTCTCATGGCCTTTGTTTCCGTCCACTCTTCGTAAATGACTTACCAAAATAATACCTGCTCCTGTCTCTTCAACCATACTTCTAAGCCTGGTCATAATATTATCAATAGCTCTTCTCTCATCCCCTTCTCCGATGGCTGATACCAGCATGTGTAAATGGTCTACTACTACCCACTTACAATCACATCCTATAATTAAGTATCGAAGTTTTGAAAAAATAGACTCAATATCATTAGTACCAAAATGAGCATGGACAAATACTCTGTCTCCGTTAAAAGTTCTATCATACATATCCTCCAATGTTTTCCTATCAAACTTATCTCTTTCTTGGTCAATGTATATCCTGGCATTTGCTTCGATAGATAGCACTCCGTCAACTGTTCGTCTCCAGTCTTCTTCAAGAGCTATGATGCCTACATTATCTGCTGTCTCATTGATAAGCCAATGTTCTAGTTCCCTGGTTACACTTGATTTACCTAGGCCTGTTCCACCTGTTAATGTTAGTAGCTCGCCTTGTCTCAAACCATATAGTTTATTGTTAAGTCCTTGCCATGGATAAGGAACACACTCTTTCTTTTCTCTTTGAAAGAATTGTTCTTTCTTTTCAGATACTCTTATGATACCTGATGGAGTAAAGACCTGTGCATCCCACCATGCTCTAACAAAATGCTCAAACTTTTTCTGCTTGAGCATATCGTTAGCATCCTTAAAACCATTTGGTAAAGTCATTATCTTGGCCTTACCTGGTTTAAGAATGGAGGCAACCTCTTTACTTGCTTTGATACCTGGAGCATCTCCATCAAAACATATAACAATATTATCAAAACTTTCTACATATTCTAAGTTCTCTTTAATATCTTTGACTGCTGATGAAGCTCCTCTTTTGATTGATACACAAGCCCACTTAGAACCCATAAGTTCATAAGCAGACATGGCATCTACCTCCCCTTCAGTTATTGTTAAAAACTTTCCACCTTCTTTAAATAGATGTTGGCCAAACAGTCCTGTTCCTTGTATCTGACCCTGACATAAAAACTTTTTATCCCTGGTATATCTTATCTTGTTGGCCGTAAGTTCATGTTTAATATAGTAAGGATATATATGCTGTGCTATCTCTCCTTGACTATCGTATACAACCTTGACACCAAACTTTTTGGCTGTCTCAGCACT